AGAAACAGAAAGAAAGAGAAAAGAAAAAACAGGAAAGAGATGCCAAACTGAATAAAGAAATTGAAGATTTTGATAAAGAGAAAAAGCGAGAAAAGCGCTTGGAATTTTTGAAATCTTTATGGAGATTTTTGTTGAGTCTTTTTAATCCTGAAACTTATGTTGGTTATATCCAAAAATTTGAAGTCTTATTCTTTGTAGTATTTGTAGATATAACACTTGGTGCAATGCTTTTCTCTATAGTGTACGGATTATATATTATAATAAACTTTGAAAATATGGAACTCATATCTGCTATATGTAAACTTGTTGGATGTTTTGTTACTTGTATAATTGGTGTTGTGATTCATAATCATTTGCCAGAGAATAATCCTAAGAATGAGGGAGAATAATTATGATTGGTACCTCAAGAATGTTTGATAAAATAGCTGGTGGAAATTTTGGGAAGCAATTGAGAGGGAAACTTCGCAACTCTGCTTACATGAATATGGGGCAGAATGATGCTTCTAGTGCACAAGCTGATACTTTGGATTATGATGTTTCTAGAGATTTTATGACAAATTGTTATGAAGTTAATGAATGGTGCAGAGCAATTATAGACTTGACTGTGGAAAGAACTTCTCAAGTGGAGCTTTTTCCGATGCCGCTTGCTTTAAGAGAAGATGATGGAGAACCTTCTGATGAAACTAAAAAGCACATGGAACATGTTTCTAAGATTCTTCTTAAGCCCAATAAGGATGGAGAAAGTTTTCATGACCTTAGAAAAAAGGTTATGCATGACACTTTAGTATATGATGAAGCTGGAATGCAAATAGTTAAGGCTGACAAATATGCTGCTGAAGATGGAGATATATCTTTATGGTGTAATGTATCTGGAGAAGAATTATTTGTAAATGCAAATGAAGATGGTACTCTTAAAGATTCAGAAACATATGCACAGATTAGAAATGCCAGAGTAGTCTCATATTTCTCTAAAGATGAATTTATGAATTTCATTAAGAATAGGCGTGCAGGTTATTCTAATGGATTTTCTCCTATTTCATCTATAGCCCTTTCTATTCTTGGCGATTTTGAAATGGTGAATTATAATTATAAATTCTTTGAGAACAATGCAAAACCTAACATAGCCTTCCTTTTTGAGCAACTTGGTTTTGGAAAAGGTCAAGGTGCATTGGAAAGAGCGAAAGCTTGGTATAAGAGGGAACATCAGGGCAATCCTCACCTTCCTCTTTTTATGGGTGCAGAGAAGGGCAATGTTAAAATAATGGAAATGAAAACAACTCACAAGGATATGGAATTTACCAATTGGGACTTATTACTGTTAAGTAGAATGATGGCAGTATTCGGTATGCAACCGATGGTTCTTGGAGTTCTTACAGATACAACTGGGAAATTGAATTCTGAAGTTCAGACTGAACAATTTAAGCGTAATGCTATTGTGCCACTTATAAAAATGTTTTTGCATACTTTTAATGCTGTACTTATTTGGGGAGATAATAATTTGAATTATGATGACATATATCTTACTCCTTCTAATCTTGATATTGATGATGAAGAGAAACAAGCTAAGATTGATGAGATATATCTTGACAGAGGCGTTATTACAATCAATCAGTTGAGAGCTAAATTACAGATGTCTCCAGTAAGTTGGGGTAATGAGCCTTTTGTCCCTTTGAATTATGCTCCGTTGAGTGTTCTTCAAGAATATCAGCAATCAAGGATAATTGGTGCAGCTAATAAGCCACCTGCTCCTAAAGATAATGGAGAAGGAGATGAGGGGGATGAAGGCAATAATGGTAAAATTGTGTATGCTGATAGAGTAGATATGCAATTGGTACATATTATGAAGAATTTTAAAACACCTACTGGATTGGAAAAGACAGCTCCTTCTAAAATTATTGAGGTAGCAACTCAATTGATTAGAGAACGTGACAAGGCATTGAATAAAACTTATTCATTTCCTTATGCTAGCAATGATATTTTTGGAACTATTAAAAGATATGGATTAAGAACCAAAAAGGTGCTTTCCAATAAATGATAACTTACAAAGACATAGGAAATATTGATTACGGAAAATATGGTTTTGTGAAGGTAGCCACTACACAACTCCTATTTTCACCTAGGAAGCTTGGTCTATCTGTTGAATGTAAGGCATTTGTTGATAAGAATTTTGAAAGCTTTGGAAGATGTTATTATGCTGCTATGGTTAATGATTCTCATAAATCTTCTTCCAGAAGAAGAAGGCTTATAAATTTTATCAAATCTATTTATGACCAAGATGATAAGGATGTTGCATTATTGATGATAAAGGCACTTGAGTATTTTTTAGATAAGTTGCCAGAAGAGGAATTGATTGGCAAGATAGTTAAAGAGGTACTTCCTAATGCTGGATATTATAAAACTACAAATTCTGATAATAGATATGTGTGGGAGATTGATGACAGAAAAAAGTTCATAAAAGGTATAGGAAAAGCTTTTGTTATAACTTATATTAATAATAGATTTGACAAAGATGCAACTTGGAAATATGTTAAGAAACATTGTTTTTTGAAAAATGGAACTTGGTATTATAAAAATGATAAGAGTGAAGAAATTATTGAAAAAACTTTTCTCACTTATTTTAAACATGGAGGCATAATTGTGAAGGAAATAATTCTGAAAGAACCTAAGCAGTTTACTGCGTTTATTCCATTCGGTAAGATAGTTGATGATGAAGGTAATGATTTTTCTACACTTGATAAAGAGGCTGCCAAAGAAAAGCATCCCATAATTAAAGGTACTGCTTCTACTACATCTGTTGATAGAGAAGATGAACGGGCTTCTAAAAGTTTTGTTGAAAAGATGAAGAGAACTGGCAAGGGTTTGCCATTAACGGCAGAAACTCATCAACCTGATAGCCCTGAGAAAACCGTTGGGGTTATCACTAAAACTGGTGGTGATGAAGATAACTTCAATATTGAAGGAAGATTAATGAAACCTTCCAAAAGCAAAATGGTTTCATATATCTTGGAGCAAATTGCTACAGGAATATCCTATGGACTTTCTGTAGGTGGAAGAATTACAAAGGTTTTCCGCGAATACAATGAAGACCTCAAGAAAGAAGCACTTGTCATAGAAGATGGTGATATATATCATGTTGCTCTTACAACGCAGCCGGCAAATGCTGAAACACTTGGGGTTGCAATTAGAAAGAGTATTTCTGAAGAACTGAATAGTTCAAGGCTAGAATCTGGAACTTTGACATATAAACACAGTTCTCGACTTGCTAAAGAAGCCCCTGCTATTGATACAATAAAAACAAATGACCTTCCTGATATAGCTTTTCCTTCTGATATTAATCGAAAGAACATTTTCAAGAAATATCCCCATCACTTTGTGAGTGATAAGGGTATGTTATATTTGCACAGGGATATGCTTGTTAAGAGTTTTGTACAATCAATTCAAGACAGTGCTGACCCTGCTGCAATAAATCATCTTGCTACTCATTTGCAAGTAATTGGACTTTCTAAGAAAATAGATGAATTGAAAAATCTGTCTGAAAGTATTGAAACCATAAGTATGATTAAACAAATATCTGGTGAACTAGAAGCAGAACTCACTGAGTTCTTTAAAACTGTTACATCTGTGGCTCAGCTACAGACTGGAATTGATGAGAAAAAGAACATATTGAAAAATGTTGTCACTGATGTGAGCACTCGCCTATCGGAAATTCTTGAACCTCTGAAAGAGGACAAAGAAAATGGAACCTGATAAGATTGCAGAAATTCTGTCACAATCCGTTAATTCTGCTCTGGAAAAAATCGGGGCTGGGAATCAGCAGCCACAGCAACAGCAGCAGAATGCTGACATGCAACAGATGGTTACAGCTGTTTCCGGCCTCAGCAAAGTTGTTGATGCTGTGAGCAAGAAAGTTGAAGCTCTTGATAAAACTGCCGTTAAGAATGTTCCTGAGCCTGTTGAAGAAACAGTCGGGAAACTTGCAAAAACTGTTGAAGCTGTTGCCAATAAAGTTGAGAAAATTGCTAAAGGTGAAAAGATTGATGAAGAAGATATTGATTTTAGCAAGCCAATGAAGAAGAAAGATTTTGCTAAAATGTTGAAGAAAATGATTACTGATAAAGATGAAGAAGATGATGAAGAAAAGCCTGCGCCAAAAGGTAAAGGCAAGGATGACCTTAAAGAGCTTCTGAAAACTATTGCTAAGGGAAAGAATGATGAAGAGATTGAAATTGATGCTGGTGAAATAGACATTGAAGATAAAGATGTTGCCGGCAATGAATTGAGCAAGAAGCAGAAGAAAGACCGTGCTGCTCTTGACAAGCACCTTGGCGGCATGCTGAATTCTTCAGCAGCAGCCCATGGCTTTGCCGAAGATGCTGAAGACAGTGACGATGATGATGAATAAATAACTTGTTAGTAACCCACCCAGTCAACAGAGAGTTGCACTTTTTTATAAATGAGGTTATTTGAGGAGTCTTAATAATGAAGTTTAAGATAAGAAATCTGAAAGACCTCAAGAAATTGGCTAAGGCTGTTACCATTGGCGCAGGTCAAACTGGTAATGTGGCTAATCCGTTTCTTCCGGCACCCCTTGCTGCAACATTTATTGATGTTGTAACTGAAAATAATAATTTCCGCAAGGTTTTCCGTTCTTTCAACATGCGGAGTAGGACAAGAACGATTCCGAAAATCTTGAGCGGGACTGAAGTATATTATCAGCCGAATGAAGCCACTGAAGGTGAATCGACTACTTTCAGTGCTGGCACAATTGAACTTGTTGCAAAGAAACTTTTTGCATGGATAGAAATATCCGAAGAAACTTTTGAAGATGGTGTTGTTGATATGCGCTCTATGATAAGGATGTTATTTGCACGTGGTATGGGCATTGGTGAAGAGCGTGCATTCCTCATTGGTGACGTTGACCATACTCCTACTACTGCTGTGAAGGCTAATGCAACTACAACTACATGGTTTACAAAAGACCCGCGAATGGCATTTGATGGTATTCTTACTATTGGCCGTGAAAGCGGTGTGAATCAGGCTGTTAATGGTAATGCAACAGTTGATGTCTGGGGTGAAGCAATTTATCGGCTTGGACTGTATGCTAAGCAGACAGCTCAGCTGATTTCCTTTGTGAACCCGTGGTCAGCGAATCAGCTGATGCGCGATACCGATGTTAAGACTGTTGACAAATATGGCCCAAAAGCCACTCTCCTGACGGGTGAAATTGGTGAAATTTTTAATAAGTGGAAGCTTATTAATTCTGACTATATCCCGAATGGGCAGTCTGTTTCTACACACCGTGATAATGTTGTTATCGGCGACCGCCGCAGAATCAAATTCAAGCAAGATGACGTCATCAAGAATGACTCTGTCATCTGGGTTATCTCCGAGCGTATTGCTATGGAAGTTGAATATTACGATGCAGTTCTGTTCATGCAAGGCCTGAACAAGCCGCCCGCATCTTAAGCCTTTTGTTTGCAGCAATTGTTGCTATGGAAGGGAATGCTATTGTGTTCCCTTCCATTTTCTTACTTAATTTTGCAAGGAGTGAAAATGCTTCCCAACCAGCCTACAACTAATAGGTCTAAGCGCGGCAAAATGACACAAAGACAATTAGAAAGAAGAAGAAAGAAATGTGATGGACAACTTGGTGATACTGGTAAAGTTGTAGATAGTCCATTTAATAAAAATGAATCATATCAACAGATATATTCTTTTGGTGAAAATTCCAGAGTCTTAAAGGGCAACGGAAGATATTTGATAGATGTGTCTAAAAATGATTTAGAAGGAGTGGATGTTACTCAATTATATAGCATGATAACATTTGCGAAAAGCCCTGTTATTGATTTTATGACCAAAGGTGGGATACCTGATTATCCTATCAGACCTGCAAAACCTTATATGTTGCATTTCGGAATTTGGATGAATAATGTTCAACATTATTCCGGTGGAAGAATCCATATCTTATTGACAGCATATTTGCTTGCATCTATTGGTCACAAAGTTACTATTATAACTGATGTAATGCCTCCTATGTTAAAAGATTTTCGCTTTTTCCAAGTGGAAGATAGAATAGAATTTGTTGCAGGAGATATTTGTTTCAAAAGTGATTGGCTTTTAAAGAATAATATGAATAATATTGATATAGCTATAGCCACTCCGAGA